TGTGTCGTGGTTGCATCCTGGGCTGTATACTTCCCGTTAGCCAGGTCATATGCAGCCTTGACAGCTTTCGGTGTGGCGGCCAGCACTTCGGACGTACTGTTAGTGGCACTACTGAGCTGAACTAATCCCTTTTGCGTTGTGCTTGCATCCTGCGCCGTATACTTGCTTTTCGCCAGATCGTAGGCTTTTTTAACTGCCAGCGAACTCGCAGCAACATCACTTCTGGTACTGGTTACAGAGTCTGAAATATCAATGCCGATCGTGCGGTTGATACGCTCGGATGTATCAATCATCTCTTGAGTAATGGTAGATACGCCAGCAGGGATATTCACCGTACAAACCAGCAGTTCCCCATCACCTAACTGATATGAATCGGTATAGGTTCTGGCAACAAATTCAGCTGCATGAATATGTGACGCGGTATTCACCTGATAGGTATCTTCTCCAAGAAGGTATCTTCCCTTCAGCACAATTGCATATTTCTTGCCTGCGTTAAGTGCAAGAGAGATATCCTTACGATGCTGAATAGTTACCTGGTAGAATTCACCAATATCCACTGACGCCGCGCCAGCGGTTTTATCTCCATCCACTGAGGTGATTAACAGGTTCATTCCACCGCCAGGCTTAGGCAAGAAACCAGCATAAAATCCCGGGTCAACAATTCCCCTGAATTTTCGGTTTAGAGCGGCTGACAGATATGGTTCGTGGTATTGCACATCAGCCACCAGAGCCAACGACTCGGGTGATGGGTAAGTAACCGATGTAACAACTGTAACGTCATTCATCAAGCATATCCTTATGCTGTAGTCGAGTTTATGGCCATAACTGCGGTATATGTTTTGCCCACATACAGCGAGTCTTCTTGGACACAAATAATGGCGATTGGCTTATTCTCGTTATCCAGAACAACCAGAGTGTTGAATGGGTAGTTTTTCCCTTCCTGCAACTGACTTTGATCAAGGTCCATTCGGACAGTAATTATCCCGCCTGAGTAGGTTGGGACGAGGTTGATGGTGCAAAATTGACTGGTCAGTTCTGCCAGATCGAAAGCCTTTGGCAGTTCTCCAATCTCATAAGTGCCATCTCCTTTCTTAGTAACCAGTGAACTGGTACCGAAAACGGCCTTGCTGATTAAAAATCGAGAGCCTTTGTTAATGGACGATTCAGCGCGCCGCTGATAGTAATAGTCCAACAACTGACTCTTATAGAGGTTTGTTGAGACGTCAGACATGATTTTCCCTAATCAATGTTGTGAAGCCTCATTGTAAGATAAGTAACTTGTCACCCCGCCCTGCGGACGGGGTGATTGTCACGCATCGCTATCCAACAGCAAATCATCTGCGCGGGTGCGATCAAACGTAGGCGTTGCTTTCACAATAGTGCCGCCCGGCGTTGCAGTGATCGGGGCGTTAATCGACGTAACTTCAGTAAGCGAAGTTGTATCCGAAGTTTCAAACCAGCAGAATGCTTTTTCGGTATCAGAAATCTCATTCAAAGTGATCATGTCGGCCTGTTCATTTACAACAACCGACAAATAGAGCGTAAGCCCATCAAACACTATATGCAGTGGCAGTAGAGGCTTTACGAACTGATTAAACTTTCTGAGAATTTCTTCTGTAATTGCGGACTGATCTATCGTTCCAGTAATACCCATTGTCCGGGCCAGGTCGTTTATGGGAATACTGATCATTCCTCTGGAAGTCAGAAACATCTCGCCGAATGTGCCGCCGGTGGTTTCCAGTGTGCTTTCTGGAATCAGGACCGTGCCATAGGGATGACGTTCAAAGTCCACCGGAGCATATATGGGATCCCATAAAACCGATATACCGTTAAATTCGCGATAAATTGTCTGGTTTATAGGGCGTTCAGTACCCTTAAAATGGATCTCATCAAACCGCTGTTGTAACAACATCGGAACGGAAGATGAGTTTGAGGTTCTGATAGTAAAGAACTGGCCAAGTTCATTTGTCCTGGTCTCCAGATCCTCCTTGCTCATGGAAAAAATAGACTTCCGGTTGGTAATTCGCTCCAACCATGGGTCAACAAAGGTGTCCATCATTGACTGAACCAAATCAGCCAATGATTTATAGAGCAATGACTTTTGCTTAGCTGATGTAAGCCGGTTATTAAACCAGGAACGTTGCATCACTCCTCCTCATACGAAATATTAAAGGTGGAGTTTTCTGTATCCAGATAAACGAAATCGTAAAAGCCGTTGGACTCATTCCACTCGACAAATTCCAGATAAAAGTCGCGGAAATAACCCAGCGTTTCGATAAATGCCCAAACGTCTTTTTTCTTGATCAGGATGTACTTGCCGACACCGTTCGGATCAAAGAAATTTGAGTCGCGCCCAAATTTTGTTTCCAGTGCCGACTTCAACTCATCAGTCACGTTCTCAATAGTCAGGCTTGCCGATATCCGCCCGGTGATGGTTATCTTAAATGGTAGTTTTCTGACCTCTTTATAAGAGAATTTCTTGTTCAGTTCATTCGGTACCTTCTTAAAGGCAGTCAGGATCATTTCTTCAAGCTCTGACTGGCTTTTATTTGGATGCCATCCTGAAATAAATATCTTATTGATATTCTGAACATTATAAGCACCATCTAATTTCTCTTGCTGGCCTTCGCCCCATGCCTTTACCCAGGACAGCCCCGGGATGTTACGAACCAGAAAATACGTATAGTCCCCGCCCCATACGACCTGATCATCATAGGCAAGGTAATATTGTGCACGGTTACGTGTGATCTCCGTTGTTTCAGCATCGGTACCTGCGGTTATAGGTGTCGTTGTCTTAACTGAAATCAAATTAGCTAAATTAGCCGCAGAATCGACAGGCGTCAGGTTTTGGCCAGCAACCAGGGTTATATCGCCGTTGGTGCACCATACCTTAAGTGTAATGGTCGAGCCTTCTGGCGGTATTTGCCCAATTAGCCCATCACCGAATCGAACCCCCAACTGCTCGGATGGCTTATAAAACTCAACGTAGACCTGGCTTTTACTACCGGCTAACCGGAACATAGTGCTGGAAGACCACTGCGTGGTCTTACCATCGGTCGTCACGAATACTTCCAGCTTACAGCAGACAGCAGTGAGAGCCTTTGATAACACGACTTCCAGAAATTCTTTGGCTGCCGTAACGGTATATGTCACCTCCTGGATTTCCAACTGTGCCACTTCTACCGTACCGGTGCCGTCAACCAACCTGCATACATCCATAGTCATGTAAGGGTACTGGTCGTCAGATATTAAAGGCATGTTTTTGGGGATTACCGCTGGGGCATCTTCACTTGTGGCGGTGATCTCAATCATCCCCGATGACGGTGTTGGCTTGGTACCAACGTAACTATTCGTTTCTGCCGCTGCCAGGATAGAGGAACGCCGCGTCGCGGTCGATATAAAGCCTTCAGCCAGCGCCGCATCGGCATACTGAAAGCACCTGTAGACAATCTGGGTAATAAACAATGTCAGCATCGAGACAAATTGAGAGCCGACAAACTTCGACCAGAATGAATCTTTCTCGACAAGCTCTTCAAACTCTGCACGAATACTGTCTTTAGTCGGTGTTGTTTTACTCATAGCACCACGTCCTGTGTGATAGTTATATCCCTGATACGAATGGATATTTTCAACTTATCAAAAGCATCTCCCTCGGCTACTGACAAGCCAGAAATCGGTATGTCAGGTAAATCTACCGTCAGTTTTTGCAACAGCATTGCCTCAACCGCAATTTGAACATGCGACAAGTTGGTCGGTTCGTGTTTAAACTGCGGTAAAACATTGCCCCATGACGGATCTCCGTATACCTCACCCTGATAAGTGTTTAGCCACTCATATAAACGAGCGCCCCAGGCCTCCTCCTGGGACTCATACGTTTTTACGCCGGATAACTCCAGCGTCAGTAAAGGATCAATTTCATTATTGTTGGCCATCAATCAACTCTCGCGTAGTCATTCATCAACGGATCATCAATTGACAGTGGCACCGTGCGCATAACGCCCGGTTGAGGCGTGCTGACCTTTACGACAGTTCCCTGGCCTTTCGCCGAGTCTTTAGTGTGCTCTTCAATCCTGGCAAGCAATGAGGTCATCTGCGCAAACAGCCGCTTCGTTTCACCATCAAGTGAAACGGTATTATCAGCCAACTGCATTGTCGGCTTGGCACCGGAGCCGCCAAGGTCACTAATAACCTGTCCGTCTATCTGCATACGACCGGTTGGTTGCTGCAAATCGTTGGCGGCAGTCGTCACCTGGGACGTGGAGGCTGGTTCAGGCGCATTATTTTTCCGCATCCCCGGCGAGTTGCGGAGTTTATCAAATAGTCCATCAATCCCCATTTGTGCGCCGAGTTGGTCAAAGTAACTTGAGTTGCTGGCCACCGGACGCGCCTCTTCAACTGGCATCGGAGTATCAACATACACATTGCCAGCTGCTGTTGCGGTCCCCTTCCCTCGTGCACGTTCTTCGAGCGTTCCCTGAACGACTTCCCGACGCATACCCCGGCCATTCATGAATTTGTTGACCAGATCGTTAACGCCAACAGCATTGCCAATTTTGTCTACCAGACCGCCTTTCTCAAACGGGCTATCACCAGGGGTAAACGCCAGGCCAGTAGACTGATCGATAACAGCGTTATCAGGTATCTTTTCGTGAATTGCTGGTGCGCTATGATCTACCTTAGAGCCATAAACGGCACCATTATTGAGCATCTGCTGATACCCTCTGACACGAGTAACATATTCGCCGGTACCGGCGACTACTCTCCCCTTATCAACATGCCCCATACCAGCATGATAGGCAGCTATTGCACGACCCTGATCACCGTTATAACGGTTCATCAGGATACTTAGGTATCTGGCGGCACCATCAGCTGCTTTTCGTGTATCCATGGCATCAGCATCGCTGAGTCCAAGATCCTCCCTTGTACCTTTAGTGATCTGAAAAGCCCCAAGGGCAGATGAAAGTTTGTTCCCGTTTTTGTCTACTGGATTTCCAGTTCTCTGGCCTGCACTAGACTCTGCGGAAGCAACTGCTGACAGAATCCCTTTTTCAAGCCCATACTTACGTTCAAGCTCATCAAAATAATCGGCATTGTCAGAAATCCATTGGTATCCGGCAGCATTTAATTTTGGCAAAGAAACATCCTTGCCATTGTTAAATCGACGTTTATCTATCTCATATGCACTTAATGCTTCCTCCTTACCTGTAGCAGACTGGCCCAAGGCAGCATCAATTGTTTGTGCTGCTTTATTTCCTGTTTCTACGGCATTTGCATTGATAATCTGATTAGCAGTTTCTTTAACTGTTTTATTGCTATCTTTCGCCATATCCAGGGCCGCATTTATCACGCGGGCAGCAATATTAGTCTGTTTGGCATCGGATTCAGCTTTAGAATCAGATGTCCCCTGCTGGCTATTAACCGGAGCTTTTAACTCTGGAGTGATTTCTTTCGCATTAGCCTCGCCGATCGGATTGGGTATTTTTGATACAATCATTGCCGCAGGGGTATTTTTAACGGCATCAACCGCTGCATCTAATGCTTTACCTGGTAAATTTTTAACCCCATCCCAAATATTACTAGCTGCCTCTTTAATGTGTTTCCCTGGGTTCTTAATGAAATCAATTGCACTATCAATTGCATCACTGAAAACCTGTTTCAGGTTATCGACAGTAAAGAAGTCTTTGATGGCATCCAGCTTTTCAAGCAGCTTATTAGATGTATCGCTAAACCATGCTGAAACAGCATCACCAATCTTTGCTGTGTAATCATCGAACTTGGTAGAAATGGTGTCGCCAAGGTTAGAAATATATGTTTCTAAGTTGGTAATCCCACTATCAATGGCATGGGCAATACTTTCCGTCGAAAATGATTGCAACATATTGCCGATATCCTCAAATCCAAGTGATTTGAGAACATCACCAATAGCACTGCTAATACCAGATACCAGTCCCCCCAAATCAAGAACATTGGCTAACGTATAAGCGGCTTTTTGCTGGAATGATGGATCTTGTCCTGATTTAAGCCCAAACGCTCGACGTTGCGCTTCTGTATCATTCCAACCGGTTACCGCATCATAAATACCTCCAGCCACTGTGCCGACTAGGGGAATTGCGCGTAACGCCCCTTTACCAACTGCCTTTAATCCAAGTTTACCTGCTGCCCGGGCAGCCAAATCTCCGCCTTCATGGGCGAGAGTCTTCTTACCACCACCGCGTAGCATTCCTACAAGTTTCTTTGCCCCCAGAGCGCCAAAAGCGAGTGCTCCAGCTTTTTTCAGCATGCCACGCCCCATTAACAACGACGCGACGCCACCGGCCCCCTTCCCTAACAGGCTAAATAGTTTGGACAGCAAGCCGCCCTTCTTTTTCCCGGTGTTTTTGGCTATCTGATCAAGGGCGCTGAGAATCTTGTCATTGCCCTCTTTAATTTCGCTGGTCTGATCCTGAAGTTCCTGAACCGTCCGTTTTTGGGTGTTAACCTGAACGACATCGGCACTATTTTGCGATTTACGCCTAAAAAAACCTTTTCTACGGCTGTTATCGTCATTGCCACGAATCACATCGGCAATAGACTTTCTGGCACCATTAAGCGATCCACCAACTTCTTTTGATATCCCGCCAAGCTCCTTCCCTGCGGCCCACAATGGACCAGCAACGGCATAACCTAACGCATCGACGGCGCGAGTCTCTGAAGGGTTACCTATGCCTTCAGCTACTTTTGACAGTTTTTTTAATAAACCTGATTCAGCATTTAGACGCTCATCATCCTCTTTGCGCCTGGCCTTTTCAGCACGTTCAGCACGGGCATCTTCCGCTGCGGCCTTACTCCCTGACTTTCCAATAAAACGACCACGCGCATCGCGTTGGTTTTGGCTTTTTTGCGCACCGCCTTTTTGACCGAACATTTCGCGAGCGTGTTCGGCTGCTTCGGTCCGTTGTGCCTTTACATCCTCTGGTATAGCCTTCCTGCGTCGTTTTTTACCCTTTGGTGTGGTTGATTTGGCCCGCTGTTCCTGTTGAGCAACATCTTCCTGAACTACACGAGAAACGTCCCCTAAATTAAGCCGTTTCATTGCCTCAACAATAGGGTCCACTGATGGCGCATTGGCCACAAAGTCTGGCCGGGAATTTTCGATTGTGCGATTTAATGCCGACACACTGCGAGAGACAGGATCAACAGTTGCAACGCGTCCCCCTTTCAAATCTTCAACAGCTTCCCGGATACCTGCAAGCTCTTCCAGCTCTTTTGCACTGGCGGTTTCAACTGTCCTTATAACATCGTCAATGTTGGCGTTTTTTCTTTCCATGATCTTATCGCCTACCGTTTCGGTTTAAGTTTTTCTTCCAGTTTCTCCAACAGGAAAAACGCATAGGATTCAGTAAGCCTTTCAGCGTCCTGAATCGGTATACCCCCATACAAAACCAGGTTGGACACTAAGGTCTGATAGCTTTTCAATCCCCACCTGTGGAATGAAGTCGGTAGCCCGAAAGGGCACCCACAGACGGGTATACGCACCCTCTGTGGACTCCTTTTTATCCTGATTTGGGCATTTATGCGGCGGGAGACGAAGACGCATTTCACCTTTATCGATGTAGCACGGTAAACCATGTTCGAGCTTTTCATGAGCCAGTCGGATGTGTGCCGCCAGCTTCATAAATTCAGTATCAATGGCCATCCGTTTAATCGTTTCATAACGACGCTCAGCCTGATCTTCACGAGTACCGCTAACATCGTTATAAAGCTCACACTGATAAGCGAATTCCCAAAAACGCAAATCAACGATCGCTTCTTTGAATTCCGCGTCGTCTTCAGGTGGCAATGCTGCACGGCGCATCTCCAGCATTTCCATTGCCCAACCATCAAGCGGCACGATACGCCATTGATAAGGTACTCCCTCTACAGACACCTCAATATCGTCAATGAAAGGTTCCACTTCCAGGACCTGGATATCTTCAGCCAGAGCATTCATATCGCAATCGTAATAATGCTCTTTACCGCAATGTTTACAGGTGTAAGTGAATGTCTCGACCGGTGTTTCACGGGAGCCGGTAAATATCCACCATAACGCGGTAATCCGGTCCTGCGCCGTCCATGTCAGGGGATCATGTTTCGCGGGTTCAGCCAGCAAGGCTTTTAAATACGCCGTTGTCTGTTGTTCTTGTTCCTCCGGTGTTATCGAGTTGAAACGCATCGCATCAGCAATATTTGGCTGACGGAACTGGATCAATTCAGTTGGCCGCGATGGTAGCGGGAAAAGGGGTAAAAGCATCCTTGCTCCTTAATTCAAAGAGAAAAACTAAAGCCCAGAAGGGAAGCCAAAGAACTTGAGGATTGGTTAAACGTGCTGTGCAATGCGAAGGTCATTGGGAATGACTTAAATTCCGTAACCTGATCCCGCGCATAGGTGACATCGCCGGTAGTGACCGGGAATACAGTCATCTCATTTTCCAGTTTGGTTAAGCCGGAAGACAGCAACCGATAAATACGCACATTGAGCAAATATTTAGACGGTATATTCCCGGTACCGTCTGGATTAATCACCCGACTTTTTGCCGTCTTAAACCAGTCCAAAACGAGGCCATCAACGGTATCCCTGACCATCATTGTTATCTGCCCTGGCGAACGCTCCGTTGGTTGAAGGATATTCCCTCCGCCGATTTTAATCGTTTCATATTCGATGCTGTAATCGTGGTAGGTAATGTCTTTAGCAAAGAAGTCTGCCCCCTCCAGACCATCAACTTCGACAGAGAACTGCCATCCTTGCGCGAACAGCATTTTGTTCATGATGATTGACGTCAGCTTACCAACTTCCCGCTCACCAACGCCGGAGCCAAATAATGTCGTCGTTAATGCCGAAGATACATAAGACTTTACTGAAGCAACATTAAGCCCCATATCAGCCCCCTCACTTCAACATGGATGAGAAAAGAACAATTCCCGGGATAATTGCCCTTGTTGCGCTCATTTTCTCTTCCAGATCCAGCTTTCGCTGATACAGAGAGTTCTCGTCGGATAAATTGCTGGCATCGAGTTTCCCCGCGATAGATATTCTTCGCAGGCGATCAGTGTTAGGTATCGCGATTAGCACTTCCAGATAGTCAGAAAGTAACCCAATGATTTCAGGTGGCACTTCTCCATTATCCAGATCCATATCACGCAAATTAGCCAGATATGACACATTCAGTGGGTATACCGCTCGATGGGTATCTTCAAGCTCGATATTCCCATCGTAAACGTCGGAGTAGACAAGATCGCCGGTGTGATCTGTAACCGATACGAGCGCAAGAAAATCAGCAGGGCAAGCAAGTGATTTACTGGCCTGATCAGTGAAGCGTATCCGCTTGATGTGCCCCGCTCTATCCTGGTAGGTTCCCAATGCTTTTCTTAGCAGGGATTCCAGTAAGGCAGGTTCATCCGCAATCAAAGGTGTGAAGCGGGATTTGACGTCTTCGAGTAATTGTCGTGGTGTCATTGAAACCTCGTAGAATCTGGTGTGTTAACCGATTCTACGAGTAGTCATTTGTTCATTGAGTAGGAATATTGTTGTCTGGGGGGTAATCAGTGTAGGTGGAATGAGGGATATGATATGGTTATCACATAATCAGGTTGTTTTGAGTAAAACAATAAAACGCCCTTTAATGGGCGTTTTTTTAAACTTAAATTGACTATCCTTTCAAATACTATTTTAATTCTATGTAATTTTTAAATTCTCCCTCATATTTATACATGATGCTATCAAATCCTTCCATTACATCAACGAATTGTTGTGAACATTCCGGCTTCCAAGGCGTACACTTACGAACCATATCCATTTTTTTCTTATCCTTCGTTGTATCGACTAAGGATAGGTACCCTATAAAATTCATCATCTGAACAGGATCTTGATTTGTGAATATATATTTGACGTTTTGCTTAGTAGGCGAAAAAGAATCAAAAGCAGGGAACATATATTCACCAGAAAAAGAGAGTGCAGCATCAATGACGTCTGTTGCAGGAGTGCAGTTGCTCAGAATTGGCACTAAGCTAAAATTAGCACCTGAGCACACTGCATATATATCATCCCCTTTTTTTAGTTTTAACAGAGAGTCTTGCTTTGAATCCAATATTTTCAATTTGATATAATTTAGTGGCGTTGCATTTTCCCCTGGAGTAAATAACTCTACAATTGGTTTATTATTCACCATTCTTATGGATTTTATTTCACCATACACAATTGGAATTGTGTTCCATTTTTCCTGAGCAGCAAATTCATTATCTTTAAAATCATTAACCAACTCAGATGGCAAATGATAACCAAATTGATTGTTCATTGCTTTCGAAGCAAATCCAGACAAATAGAATGCCCTTACTAAATCATAATCTTTCTTTGAGGTAGAAAGCCAATCTGGCAATTTATTATCAGCTATCGCGCTTCCAGCAAAAATAGCACAACAAAATGTTATTACATTAAATAATTTCATTTTCCATTCACTCATTAATCGGTTTAAACTCACTAATTAATTCACCAAGACTATTTGGGTATGCTTTATAAATAACATACTCCGAAGAGCCATCTGAATATTGGTAAACCCCATAACAGACCAGTTTATTTATTCCTTTCTGAATAGTTTTTTGATTATAAGAATCAACCACTGTTATTCCATATGACGATAATATTTCGTTATATTCTTCAATAAGAGCTTTTCTTGTTTCCACTGAATTACAATCTACCTTCGAAAAGTCAACTTCATCAGCAAAAACATTAAATGTTAAAAAGGAAAGCACTAAAAACAAACGAATCAGCATAAATCCACTCCTACGCATGGATTAATAGTCATTGATCGCAAAGGCGTAAACTTGCCAAAGGTATTTCGTATAATCGGTACAAATCTCCTTTACGCTTGATGCTGCATTAACAGTCCCAGCCATAAATAATAACGATAGTAATAGTTTTCTCATTATAACCTCACCTGCCTTATAACCCATTTAGGGTACATATTTTCGCCTTTAAAAAAAAGAGGTTATTAGATCCAACTGTGTATTTATTAAGCAGATAATGCTCTAATAAATTTGTATTTTTAAGTCACGAATGCTATCTTTTCGCATCATATTGACCTTTTAATCGTTCAGGCTTATAGTTCCGCCGTCGTAGCAAATTCTGCGACCGGGTTTAGCAGCCTGAATGATTGTGCGGACAGCCGCAGATATCCGATATTGCGGTATTTTTGTGTCCGTAAAACCGCGTTACGCCCAAATTATGGTGGGGCGTGATGGGGAGGCTTCGGCCTGCTGGTTTCACAATCGCCAGTCTGCTAACCCCGTCACGTCCTGCCACCTGTTTAGCAGCGGGTAGCAGGTTGTTAAACCTGATTGTGAGGCCGTAACTATGGTTAATGCCAATCCTTGCGCACGCCCAGAATTCATCTGGCGTTTCTATTCCTGTAAAAAACACCACTATCACTTCGTTATCGCAGCAACTGAAGACGAAGCACGCTCTCAATTGCCTGATGGCCCCTGCATTTTTACTGCCCGTTTTTCAACTAACTCGCGCAATTCACTTAGTTACTGGAGCCTCCCCTTCTCTGCCGACGTTCAGGGGGGTTTATGAAAAAACCTCTCGTCACCCGTAATGACATAGCCGAAGCGATCGCCCTGCATACTGCCTGTATACCGACACGGGAGATCCCCGGCGCAATTGCCAACTATTTCATGATAACCAGGCGTTTTTATACCCGAACAGATAAGGCTGTGATCAACAGGCTACTGATAGCCGAGATCAGGGATTATTTGATTGAACAAGGACGTCTACGTTACGCAACGGTGGCAGCAGAAATGAGAAAGGAGGCACATAGAATGACCAGTAATAATTTGAATGTTAAAAAACCAGCACCTGTTGCTTCAGCAACGCCAGCACCAGCCGTGAATGTCATCCCCACCACCGGAGACACAATCGACAGCCTGACACTGTTAAAGATGGTCAATGAAGCGCGTAAGTTATGTGGGGAACCAGAGGTTCGGAACAACAAATTCATCGAAAAAATACTCGACGAATTAGAAGGTGAGGACGGTTACACAAAAAGTGCAACCGTGCCGCCAGGTGGCGGTACGCCTATGGTTGTCATAACCATGACCTACAAACAAGCCCTGCGAGTCGCCGCGCGCGAATCGAAAGCGGTCCGCCGTTCGCTGATCGACAAACTGGAAGAATTGCAGCAGGCAAACTCCCCTACCCCATCGATCCCCCAAACATTACCAGAAGCCCTACGCCTGGCTGCCGAGTTGGCAGAACAGAAATTGCAGCTGGAACAACAGCTGGTGGCCGCAGCCCCTAAAGTCGATTTTGCCGACCGGGTATCAGTGGCTAATGGAATCCTGATCGGGAACTTTGCAAAGGTCGTTGGACTTAAGCAAAACGCCCTTTTCTCATGGTTGCGCCAGAACGGCATTCTCATGGCTTTTGGTGCGCGCAAAAACGTACCGCGCCAGCAGTACATTAACGCCGGGTATTTCACGGTGAAAGAAGTGGTGCTGGATGATGAAAATGGCTACCAGATACGGCTGACGCCCCAATTAACGGGTAAAGGCCAGCAGTGGTTAACTCGCAAGCTACTTGATGCTGGTTTGTTAAAACCAGTAGCAATAGGTTAACAAAAGAAAAAACCTGCCAGCAAACTGGCAGGTTTCTGAGCAGATCGTCCAACCCGATCTGGATCGGGTCAGAAAAATTTGCTCTAATAAATTTCGTTTTCTAAGTGCAAAGAATCACCTTTTCGAGCTGGTGATTGAAGGTTGATGCAAATTTGGAGAAAAAATGCAACAAACATTCAATGCGGATATGAATATATCAAACCTTCATCAAAATGTCGATCCTTCAACCACTCTGCCTGTTATTTGTGGTGTTGAAATTACGACCGACCGCGCTGGCCGTTACAACCTTAATGCTCTACACAGAGCGAGCGGACTCGGTGCCCATAAAGCGCCAGCTCAATGGCTAAGAACGCTGTCAGCCAAACAGCTTATCGAAGAGCTTGAAAAAGAAACTATGCAGAATTGCATAGTTTCGTTCGAAGGCCGTGGCGGCGGTACGTTTGCCCATGAATTGCTCGCTGTGGAGTACGCAGGCTGGATTTCTCCCGCGTTTCGGCTGAAGGTAAACCAGACATTTATCGACTATCGAGCCGGAAGATTACAACCTGCTATTCCGCAGAGTCTCCCTGAAGCTCTCCGTTTGGCTGCCGACCTGGCAGAGCAAAAGCAACGGCTGGAGCAAAAAATGCTTATGGATGCGCCTAAAGTCGAATTCGCCGAACGCGTTGCTACCGCCAGCGGGGTTCTAATCGGCAACTATGCCAAAGTGCTCGGCCTGGGCCAAAACTATCTCTTCACCTGGTTGCGTGATAACGGAATTCTGATCGCAACCGGTGAACGCAGGAACGTCCCCAAACAAGAATACATATCCCGTGGGTATTTCACCCTTAAAGAAACCGTGATCGATACAAGCAATGGAAGCAGGATTTCTTTCACGACTCGTATAACCGGCAAAGGTCAGCAGTGGCTGATGAAGCGATTGCTTGATGCTGGTGTGCTGGTACCTGTCGCGGCAACGCGCTAACAGACGTAGTAAGAACCACCAGCATTGTAATGCTGGCTAAAGTCACTTTCCTGAGCTGTATAACGATGAGCGATTTTACTTTTTCTGGCTATGAATTGGCCTGCTTTGTAACACACTCCGGTCTATCTCGTAGCGCCGGGCATATCCTGTCGCAATGTGCAAATCTAGCGGCAACAACCAGTGAATACTTCATTCACAAGCCTCACCGCCTGATCGCGGCAGAAACTGGTTATAGCCAATCAACCGTCGTTCGTGCATTCCGTGAAGCTGTAAACAAAGGAATTCTGTCTGTAGAGATTGTTATCGGCGATCACCATGAACGTCGTGCTAACCTGTACCGGTTTACACCATCCTTTTTGGCCTTCGCACAACAAGCCAAAAATGCGCTGATTGAAAGCAAATTAAAGATCTCTTCAGCGGCAACCAAGGTTAAAGCTGTTCTCGCTAAGACATTGGCTTTATTTAATTTTTTATCCACACCCCCATGTCAAAATGATACCCCCTCCCCCTGTCAGGATGACGTGGCAATAAAGAATAAGAAGTCACAAGTTAAAAAAACAAAAAGATCAGTTTCCGGCGGTGCCGGAACGACCAGACTCAAAAAATTGACTTCATGGATCGCTGAGGCAAAAGCAAAGGCTGACAATCTGCGGTTATCCAAAAAACGCGCTCAAAAACATGAGTTCAAGCAGAAAGTAGAGGCGGCAGCGCGGAAATATGCTTACCTGAAGAACAAGCGTTCTCCTGATATTGGCGGGGTATCAAACTTCGATAATCTGCCGCATTGCATGACGGTAAACGAAGCTCTTAATGCGGTTTTAGCCAAAAATAAAGATAACGAACAATGGGGTATACCGGCAGGATTCAGAGGGTGATAGATTGCTCTAATCTGGAGTCACCTGGCGTTTTCAGTTTGAGGTCGGAGATGCAATCTGATTTTTTACAGTTAGCGATCGCTTTTGCAGGATATGTTTGTATTGGCTTCTGTGTATACATGATCAGCCGAAAAATGCTTGTCGATATCGACCGCAAAGAACGAGCAGAGGAGATCTTAGTATGGATTTTCTTTGGCGCGGTCTGGCCATTAGGGATCATGTTTGCTGCTACATTTCTTCTGATGTGGATATTCACCCTTCCAGGTGATTTCTATAGAAAAAAAGCCAGACATTGATACAATCGTTGCGGGTGCTTGAGGCTATCTGCTTCAGGCATTACCCGAAAAGCAGATAGAAGAAAGCCCCAGATAACATTACGCGTCCTGCAAGACGCTTAACATTAATCTGAGGCCATATCTATGCTTAGCATACGTAGATTAACCCTCTCCCATTTTAAGGAGCAAGGAATTTTTTACTGCTATGCCGCATTTCCAATTATGGATTCAGCGACCAGAACAACCCCATGCTTACTTCGATCTGGGTGTTCACTCCATATCTCGGATTCAGGAATACTTACCCCGTCATAGCAAACACGTTCGCCGTCAAACGGGTAATACTGAGCGGCATCGGTGTCGAGGATAAACACTTTTAGCTCGGAAGAGCGACGGGCGATATGTTGCCAAAGAGCTTTTCCACCTTCGTATTGCTCATTATCACTGAGCAAAACAACACCAGCTTTTGAGGCTACGGTTTCGTAAACAAAAGTAGCTAAACCGACATCCCGGACAGTTCCATCAACCACGATACCTTCAATCTGGGCAACATCGCTATCCTCCCAGAACTTCCTTACCAGTACGCCTTCAAGCTGCGGGCGACGTTGAAGTTCAAGAGTAGCGACAACCTTATGCCGCATATCACCATCGATAACAGAAGGCGCAGCCTCTATTACAGCTGCAAATGGGGTTTTGGAATCCCATATAACCTGGTAAAGCACACCCTGGATGGTAACTCCGTCCAGGATCGAAAATCGACGAGCGACAGTACCCGGGGAGTACGACATTGGAATCACAGCCATTTTAGAGTCCCCCTTTAACAGTACAGGCACAAACATCTACCTCAATAATTGTAGTTTATTAGAACATTAATAATCTAACATAAAACTCCAGACAATGTTATCGATGCATGTTTATATAAAATAGTTATAAAAAAAGCTCCCGAAGGAGCTTTAAAATACAAGGGATGACTCTTAATCCCACTCAATCCAGTTGTAGACGATACGAAGTGACGGGCGCACAGCGGCAGTCACATCTTCGGTACTAAAGTCGATTGCATCACTGTAGATTTTGCAGTCCAACATTTCAATTGTTGTAGCAGCTTTTGTTACAGCGTTAACCCCGGAAGATTTGGATTCAGGGGTAGCAGCCATCGTGATATCAACATAGTCCTTCGCCGCAATGCGATCCTTGATGAACTGAAGAATATCGCCTTCGATAGTCTCCACGCACTGGACCTGGATTTCCCCAGAGTTTCGAATTGGTCCGTGCTGGTTGAACTTCACACCATTCGGACCATAGTCCTCCACATCCTCGCGGGTCATTTCAGGAATTTGCGACGTGCGAACCAGTACGCTGATATCTTCATGGCCTGCAAAAGTGAGCTGGAATTCAGAAGATACCAGTCGTTCGCCTTTGGCCGCGTTGGCAGTATAGCGGCCCTTAATAAATTTACGGTTTCCCTTAGTGTTATTGTGCCCCATATAAAATCCTTTTACTGGAACGCCCGAACAATATCGGAGCTGTTATATATCGAAGAACCGGTCAACTGGAGGTTGACGGTGTTTTTCAGGAAATATCCATTACTGTCCCTTGGCGCATCGAGATCAAAACTTAAGTCCTGGATAGCGACATCGGTGATGTTGATCCGGCGACCAATGTTTAGCGTCACACGTTCCGGGATTCGACCACCAACATTGGCCGCTTTTAGTTCCGGGCTAATCATGGCTGTCAACGCGGCGATAGCGCCTGAAACTTCAATGAATGGATTGTTCAAAGCAATGAAAGTTACGGGCAGCGTGAACGTCGGCGGTGTCCCCCCTTCCCAAACCATTAAGCTGTTCCAACGGGCAACCGACGTTGTTTCAGTACCTACTTGCACAAACCCCCCCAGAGCGCCAGAAACAGACCCCATGGACATACCAGTAAACGGTGCTTCCCAATTCTGGGCCATGTTCATTGCCGCCCCCTGGCTGATATATCCGGTAACCTGATACTGAGAGTTCGTTAAAGTAACTTTCAGAAATGGCGATACACCGTCAGCCTGGCTGTAAACCCCATAAGGTATAGGTGCCATTCAAGTTAAAGGCCGGAGTTCTCCGGCCTCCTCCTTTAGCCAAGGCGCTTACGGCGCAGTTTCATTGACTTTTTGCGGGCAAGTTTTGCCGCGCCGGTCTGGGCTTTTCGACGCGCTTTTTTCAGCGCCGATTTTTGAGCCGCAGTCAGACGTTTTTTACGCAGGCGTTTACGGATGAGTTTGATCTCACCATTACGAACAACCTTCTTAAATGCTTCAGTCAGCATTTCATCAGAAGTGCCAGCAACAACAAACGCCGCTTCCAGTTCGTCGCGGTCGTCGCTATCTAAACCAGCGATAGAGGCACCAACATCAGCAGCTGCGTCGTCGTCTTCATCGTCAGCCAGTGCTTCGATCAGGTCATCATCTACACCGCATGCTGCGAGGAAGTCAGCAACATTTGCCCATGCTTCGTTATAGGCATCGTCCTGTTCTTCTGTAACTTCGGAGTCGTCGTCATCAGAGATACCAGCGATAGCCTGAACGAAACCATCAAGGGAGTCGAAAGTCAGATCACCGCTATCAGCCCAGGCGAAAACGGCGTCGGCCGCATCACTCAACGCATTCTGCATAGCACTTCGATTTGCAGCTTCCAGAATCATCTGGTGCGCCTGTTCGACGGTCCATTCTTTACCGTCTTTCCCTTCCAGGATTTGCTCAGGAGCCGGGGCAGATGGAACGTTATCGTTAGTCTGTGCCGCCGGTTCCGGATTATTATTAATAACCGGATCTGTTGGCGGTTCAGCGCTTGCTCGGGCAGACTCCATCAGCTGCACAGGATCAGAGTTCAAAGCGAAACGGGACAGTCCATTCCCCAAAAATGCCCCGGATTGAAAAAAGTTTTTGCTCATTGTATTTCCTTACTTAATAAGCAGCGGTACGCCCTGGATACGACGGGCTACGCCAGTCGGGCAGCAGGCCCAGACTACTTCCCATTTATCGAATTCCGCCTGCGTAACTTTCAGCACATACGGTTCTGTACCGTCAGCATCAGGATCACGAGGAGCCACCAGAGCGCCGGAGGCGACAAAGCGATCCAAAAGTTTGGTCATCCCTTTAGTCAGGCCAGACTCAGTAATGCCGTCCGGGTTATGCTTCATCTGTCGGGCTAACTGGACAAAGAAACGGCTGATTGCGTTCATCAGGGATGGGACGTGCTGGAAATGCAGATAGTTGTCCTGCGTGCAGCAAGTTAAAGCATCATCGATGATCATCTGGCCCGAAGTACCTACAGATACTTTATTGAGTCGGCCCTTGACCATAGCTTCTTCGTCCGGGGTGTCTTCCGGATACAGCGGTTGAAGTGATGCACGAGCAATGACGGCACGTTCTTCACCAGCCGGTGAGTAATGCCAACCGCCGACATCGGAGTTTTTCTTGACGCCACGAGCTTTCGCCGCATACGCCGCGCCAGACAGACCGAAGACCACGCGGGATTGGGTCCATTTGTCTTTGCAGGAGAACGGGAAATGATAGACAGCACAGCTTACATAATCGGTACCAAGTAAACCGGTATCTTCAACAGCAGAGATCGCTTCCGTGTACGTCAATGTCGGTTTGACATCAAAGAAGCCATCAATCAAGCGATCAGAACAGATATTACCTAACGCAGTGATCGCCGCATTGTCATAGCAACCCAGGCCGAGAACAGCGGTGTACATGTACGGCGCATTGTTCAGCACTTTCACCGCACGCAGGTAAGCAGCAGTGGAAATGTTCGACTGATCGCCGTTGGTACCGCCAGTGAACGCCAGCGATTTTTTATTTGTTACTTTCGCCGTCGAAATCAGCTCTTCATTAACAACCGCGCGCAGATATTTAGAACGGGCTTCCAGAGCCGTAGGCAGATAACACAAGCGGCCCATGTCATCTTTTGCTTCTTCCGCCAAAGACACAGTGTGTGTCTCCAGGGTCGTTACCACGCCGAGCGAAGTCGTCTGGGTCAGTTTTAAGAGGAAGCGTTCATTACCCGCGCTGTCCGCTGTTGCCGTTTCGATGGTTAACTCACGGGTAGGTGAAATACACGGATCACCATCATCAACGTAGATAGCAAAGGCTTCGCCGCTATCAAGTTCAATTTCAGAACCGTATGGCAACGCACTGTAAGCTGGTTCGCCTGATTCATCGAACATAATAATCGGGAACTTCGCATCATCCGGAACAGCACGAACAACATAACCAGACGTTTGCTGAATAGCTTCGTACACATGACGAATTGGTTCGAACTGTGAGCCGGAAGACGGCTTCAGCGGTTCGCCGAGAACATCTTCGTAATTGGACTCAGTAACCGCAAGAACAGTAAACGGCTTGCCACGCGCAAATACGCCAATACCAGCCCACAAGCTGCTATTTAATGCAACACCCGTAGATAACGTCGCATCGGCATTGATCGGGCTAACAGCGACGCCGGATGCATTACCTAATGACTGTTGAATTGAATATTGAGACATAACTTTCCCTGTTATGCGCCCCGCACGGGGGCGCTATGTTAAACGGAGAACTTCCCCTGATTACTCAGAGTCACCGGCATCAATCGTGTCGCCGCTTATAAAGTTAAGCCCGCCTTTTTTGGCCATTGTCAGCGTTACACGAGTGAAGTAATCAGCGCCGTTGCGTGGGTGCATATCGTTGATAGCCGAACCCCACAGTGTGGTACGGTTGACCAGCGCCGGGGTGGTCGGATGCTGGAACGGGATAGCCGGGACAGCATCACCAGTCACAAAGCCTGCTTTACCCGGATTTTCATCACGGACGTAGCACAGCACATCCATCGAGCTGAACTGAATGTTCTCTGTCGTTAAGTTCTTACAAATACCAGCAGGTACTTCGTACACTTTCACGTTACCGAACAGGGTACCGATGTAGTGAACATACGGAGTCTGGATATAGTCTTCGGCTGGCTGGAAGAAATCCTTCGGCAACTGTTTGAAGAAAGATGCTGCATCAGCACCAGCAAACATCCCCATCGCACCAGAAGATTTAACGCGCTCAATAATGTCGCGATATACAGTCTGGAATTTGCCACGAATGATGGTTGCCCATACATCAAAGGACTGGTTAACCGGCAGAGCGATGTCAAAGGTGTCGGTCGCAAGAGTACGCCAGATCATGATGCGAAGACGCAGCATATCCTGTTCATGAGACAGGTATTCCTTCAGGGTGCGGAACTGTAGGGAACCCAGGTCCAGACCAAATTCACGCTGTGCTTCATACGCCGCCTGTACCGTGTGCTCAGCCGCGATAACGAACTGGCTTGGGAACAGGGTGTATTTCTTCATTTCGTGGTTGATCAGCGGGATCAGCTCAGGAGCGGCTTCAATATTGATTTCCGTCTCAATTGCGATCTCAGTGCCTTTATCCGGCGCTTTGGAGAACGACAGGGCAATCTGACCAATGTTGTAGTTCAGAGAGCAGGTAACAGTGATTTGCTCACCAGCAGCATTAGTAAACGAGTGAAGTAGGCTGCCGGAACCGTTATCAACAACAGACTTAATACGGTTAACGTAGATATTAGTGCGACCTTTTCGGATTGGTACATTCTGGCCTTCGAAGTCTTCCATCTTGAAGGTTGCGGTTTTGCTGGTGCCATCGGAGCTTGCCACCAGCACATAGCGGCGACGTAACTGGCTGTACACACCGACGGATTGCATGTCCAGAACATCACCAGCAGCATAAGAACCAAAAGAGGAACCTGCCACGTTAAAGACTTCATAGATGTCGGACTGGTCACGCGTAACCGGAATGAAGGTACACGCATCAGCGGTAGCTGCCCCCAACTGAACAGGCAGGATCATCGCGAGGAATAAAGGCAGACGCATAACACCGTCAGAAACGCTCATCATCTCTGCTGCGACGGATTCCAGCATCGCTTTATTAGTGGCATCCATGCTATTGCGGGTGGACTCAATCAGGCAGTTTTCCAGCGTCTGGTGGCAGGAGGCCAGAATTTCCGGACGCGGCATAGATTTATGTGCTGCGGCGTAGTCAGCCAGTGCACTTGCCCACGCTGTAGCGATTTGAGCGGTGGCATTATCAGAGATACCCGCAAAAACCGGGTCTTTACGTGCAGCTTCAAGGATAGATGCGGCACGCGCGGCATCATCTTTAATGAATTGGTTATCAGTACCGAACTGCGCAGTGCTTGCCCAGCCAAGCACAGCTTTAGAGCGTTTTGCGATATCTGCAATACGATTCTGGTATTCGCGTAAGTTACTCAATTTACTCTTCCTTAAACACAAGGCACTTGTGTGAATCCCTTTTCGGAAGAGATTTTATTGAAAGTCACTTGTTGACTTTCTCGTGACAAGCAATTTTTTTATTTTTTTCGGGAGTAGGGGAGGAAGGTAAAATCCAAGGTGAAATCGTGGCGATTTCACCTTGAAATTTTAGATTGATTTACTTTAAAAACAGTAGGTTAACAGTGAAATTTGAATGGCGAAAGTTTAAGGCTTCGGCTTTTTATCGAGGCTCTTTCTAAGGATATGCCCAATCATCCTGTCGAGTTCTTCCTGTAACTCTTTTGAGAGTCGATTAAACTCATAAGAAAATGCACGGCCTTTCACGCGCTTCCTTGCAAAGCGATCCTTGTCCTCAAATTTCCATAATTCAGTAACTACGGACTTATCTTTAGAACCTTTATCCGTGAGTAGTGAGGCTTCCTTTGTTATCAAGCGCAGGATTTTATTTTTAACTTCATCTTCGGCCATTTCTTCAATGGATAAGATGTCGTTTATTTCCGGGGATATGTTTTGAATAAGCTGATCAAACTCTAAATTCTTGTTCCCCATTTCGTCGCCAACAGCACAAAGCGTTTTGTAGTCCGAAAAGGTTAATTCCGACTGCACAGGGAAAAGGGCGACTAATTCTTCCGGAGCACTCGCTGCCTGGAGAGCACGCGTGACCTTCGCCTGAGACAGCCCTTCTTTGGCTGCAATATCCTTCTGACTCATCCCATCATTTTTCATTCGCATCAAACGCAGACCTATTTCTCGAATGCTGTGCTGCAATGCTGTCTGAACGTCTTTCGCTAAATTTTGCGCTTCCTGAACGCTGATCTCCTGGTCCGTGACTAAAACCCGCAACCCTACGTTCTCTAAGATGGCAGAAGCTCGACGCCGGGAACCATCCAAAATTTCAATTTTCCCTGTAGCCCGTCTGACACCTATTGCAGGGTAAAATTGCTGATGCTTAATAGTGCTTCGGATACTTTTTAATGATTTTGGCGTAAGAGATGCCTGGTCACGCCCGTTGTTATGCTGATCAACAAAGGTATCGCTTTCTACCTGGTTCGGAGGTATTACCTCTTCAATAAATGTGGCCTGGCGACCAGTTGATAACTTGAATACCTGCTCGACTCGATCGCCAGAGGCTGAAGAACTATCAAATCCGCTTAATATTGAAGGATTAAGGGTTCGCCCAATTGTTGGTCTGTTTTTCTTTGACATGGGGGTTTCTTACTCCTCAGTTAGATCTGATAAATTCAATACGGTCAAAAACTGCTTTAGCAAAATCTTCCGCGGCAATTCGCGCGTTCTTCAATGCATCAGCACTACCAACATACGTTGCCGGGTTAGCTGAAATAACAGTGTCAAAAGACTCGCCGCAACGTTCAAAACCGTCAAGGCGAGGGAGGACGACATCGAGCATATCCCCACCGAACACTTCTTTAGCCAGGCTATGGCAATACTTATGATCTGCCTTGTTACTCAACTTGGACATAAAACCAATGTTAGTCGCAAGCTGGCACTCGCAGCCTTCATCCGAAATGAGTTTCACCAACTCAGGAAGGCGGGCAACGTATTTAAGCGATGAGTGGAAATCGACAGTTGCTGGCGGCAGAGGTGTAAACAGTATATTGGCCGAGGCCAAAGCATTTTTCAGGAAGGCGTCAAGGTGAGGACCACTATCAACGAGGATAAAGTCATAATCGCTCTTCAGCTTATCAATCACATTTTCTTTCAGGACAGCATGGATGTTCTGACCCGGTAGATGCTCATTGCACAGCTCTCTCCAATCGGATGCAATAAAGGCATCGTCAATCGACGCAGGCATAACGTCAACCCCAGGCACAACAGAAGGAACAATAAACTCCTCTAACAGCTCTTCACGGCTTACATTCTGCAACATAGCCTGTGCAGATGTTGCGTTTACGATACCAATAGAGTGTTTATGGCTTAAAAACATCGTTGCTGAAGATTGCGGATCAAGGTCAATAACCAGAATCCTTAAATCTTCCATCAGAAGATGAGGGTGGGCACGCATTGCATGCGCCAGAGAAACCGTCGATACAGTTTTTGACACGCCGCCTTTAAGATTGGAGATGAAAATCACATACGCTTCGCTGTAGCGATCCCGGTATTTTGGCACTCCGCGATGTTCATATATGTCAATGATGTTCTGAATTGACATCGCATATTTCATTGAAGAGCCAGCAGGGCGTTTATCGAAAACATAACCCTTTTCTTCCATTTCACTTACGGCATAGTCAACGTTCGCTCGAGTCAATAGAGGCAATTTTGCCAGTGCCGCTTTCGCATAGACCTGGTAAAACTCGTTCGCGTGTAGCTCATCCTTTTGCAACTGTACTTGTTCAGTCAGAACATTGAGCATTCTGTTTGCTCTTTGAGCAACCTTGTGAAGCTGGCTGGAATCACTCATCGAAAGTCATCCTTTATGCTGTATTTTTGAATTTAATTAAAAATGCTGCATAAAATAATAATGTATGCGTAGATGCTTGTACATAGCATTCTCTGCATGTTTGGTTCATTTTGCACGATAGAGAGTTGCAAGGAGGGCACAAAAAAGCCCCGTTCAGGGGCATCAGTGTTATTTGTTAAGAGCTGCGAATAATCGTTCGAAATCGATAGTATCTATAGCACGCGTAAGCGCCGGAAGTTCAGCCTCAAAGCACCCGTTTCGATCGTAAAAGAAGGGACCGAAGAGCGAGGCATGTTGGATTCTACTTCGCCCCAGTCCGGACACACAGTTAAGCCCATTACCGGCTAAAAGGCTAAAAAACTTCTCTGGATTATCGTGGTAAAGCTGGGAATCAATGGTGGCGGTTAACTCTTCCATAGGGAAGCACACCCGCCCTGTCTCCCAGGGATATTTAGTCCGAAGCGTAAACATCGCTTTCAGCAATTCACATTGAGCGCGGATCGCGTCAGGTTCATAGCCAGATATGGAGACATAAGCCACATCCCTCATTCCTGCGTCATCTTTGAAAGTCACGATAGAAGTAACATCCAGTTCTTTTTCGAAAGAGCGAGCAGCATCTACTGGACGCTGAAGTAAATCATTCGACTTAATCCGCTCGAGAATCCCTCCCCACATATCATTTAGATATTCGATATGAGCCAAAACCTTATCAAGACACTCTCGTGTAAACCATTCAGTATGCCCGCCACCGGCGCTTTTCTCCCACGGCGCATTCCAGGGGAAAAAGGTTGCGTGTAAAGCCCGCTCAAGATTAACTATTGCCAAACGCGTACCACGATAGCCCCGTGAAAGCGCAAAATCGGGATTCACTTGTAGCCCTTTAAACCGTGCCAATGGACCACATGAAATGCCGATTTTAAAAGTATCTCCATTCTCCGGCACCAGAACGTAGAGGTAGTGTTGTTTCTCTTCTTGCATATCAATACCACTGCTTGATGAGAACCGCGCAAATGTTGACTATGCGCGAAAGTTAATGTGAATAGTTGACTATGCGCGATGTGACTACAGTCAAAAGTTGACTGTAGTCGATTTAACTCCACCAAAGATCGACTATGTAAGATATTGTCGGGAGAAACGTTGACTATACGCGATGAAATGACCCTAAAAGCCATCTCAATAGCGACTTGCAGAATATTGACGCCAGCAAAAATCCACCAGCGTCAACGAATGTCGCCTATAGTCAACTTCTCGCTATCGCATATAGTCAATATTATGGATTGCGCTTATGGATCTGGAAGCCGATTTTTCTGCCGTTTTTTATCTCTGAAAATTTAAGATATTCAATAGCTTCCAAATCTTTCATGGCTTTTCTGATAACGCTATTTTGCACGCTAACGGATGATTTGAGATTAAGCCTTGCTCTAAGGCGCTCAATGCTGACAGGTGCCGGGTTGGCGGGTAGAGCCTCAAAGAATGTATACAGCACCTTGGCCGTCTCTTTGCGCCCGAGCTTATCCAGCATCTTCAGCTTCAGGATTCGCTTATAGTCAACATAGTAAAGTTCAGATAGCTGTTTTTGCGGCTGGATCTCGATAACATCAAGCTCAGTATTCAGGCTGCTATATGCCAACAAGTTGACGTTAATGTTATTGAGATGACCTTTTGCCGCCGGGAAGCGGAATTTGACAACTGTCTGCTGAATGCGTGTCAGAGAGTCATCAATACTTTTACGGAACGCCTTTGAAAGGCGCTTACGTGGATAGCCGCATCGATCGGCAAACTCGGAGAATGGCAGGGTGATTATGCCGTCATCATCAGGAGCATAGTCAAACAACGCGGAGGTTATGCCCACCCACACCTTAAAATCAGTATCCATATCCAGGCGTGGACCATGAATTTCAATTCCCTCATAGCCTTCCTGCTCAACAATTTTGAGGCTTGATAGTTCTTCGGTTGCGTTCGTTGTGTTTGTTGTAACTGACGATCCGCGACGTAGCGCCACATTGGTAGATTTTAAGGTTGGCACAAACACACCTAAGCGCAACAAAGCTATGGGTTGTATAGTGCTGTTGTTATTGGGCTTCAGGCTGTGGATTTCTCCTGTATTTCCTGCAACTTCTTCAACGCTAAGGAAGCCTTTACTTTCTTCCGGCATCGTGGTTTCTCCATGTGTGGCGCGGCCTGGCGTTAATTTAGATGACTGTTATCAACAGCTGTGAATATTCAGGCTCTAAAATCGCGTACAGTCAACGTTTCTGTCGCGTATAGTCAACAATAAATCGCGTGCAGTCAACATAAAATCGCACACAGTCAACATAAAATCGCGTATAGTCAATGTTGATCCCGTTTCAGGCCATGAACGGCGCGGCTTACAGCGATCCGGGATCTTCTTTGGATCTTCCTGGGTTCTCTTTGGGATCTGTTTATTGGATCTATGCTGTGGATAAGTTGAATAAACCGGCCAACATAGCCGGTTGGAAGGAAGGGTATTATTCTACGCTTTCGATAAGAAGACCATGTTCATAACATTTAAGCTCATCGCCTTCGTACAGGAATTGGTATCCAATACCACCATATTCAGGCACATTAGGGAATAACTCATCACTTACCGAAGAACAAATCACACCAATGCAGCGATCAACGCCTTCTCGTTCTTCAGTGCTGAAAAAATCCTCTTCGGTAAGAACATGAGTACATTGCTCATCAGCATAGGTCGGAAATACATGCTCGATGCAATCCGGGTGTTTTAAACCAAGCTGATCGGCAAGCTCGAAAGCATGACGGTATTGTTCAGATCCTGGCTTGCCAACAGTGATGTGCTCAATTTTGTAGATTGAAGTCGCTTTGTTGATAGTTTGCTTTACTGTTACTTTATCAGACATAAAAATCCCTTTTAGTTACCGCTGATAGCGCGGTTGTAATCATTAACGTTGCGATTCTTCCTGTTAATCCCCATCAGCATCGTTTCTGTATCAAGGATATAGGCTGGCAGATCATCAAAATATTCACTGCTAAACTCTGGCATCCTGCACATAAATGCACTTTTGGGGGCAGGGTGGTTAACCTTTGTCGGCGTCGGCGTTAAATTCGCTGATCGACTCCCGGAGCAACCGCTGAGTGTCAGCAGGAATGCGCTGGCGAACATTACCCGCCGCAACCAGTTGTTTCTGAACTTCAGCTTTTCGTTCCATTTGCCTGTCAGCATATTTGGCTTGTTCTGATTCATTTTTCACTTCCTGGCTGTGAAAATGTTGCTCTGCTTTGTTCATCGTCTCAATGGTCTGGTTAAGATCCATTATTGACTTATCACGTTCCTTAACAGCCTGATCAAGACTGCCAATTTTCTCGATGGCTTGCTTTAGCTGATGACGTTCCCATGCAAACCCAGCACCAACAAGTGCGCAAATCAGAACAAGAACACCAGTAGCAGCAAGTTTCTCCTTCAAAGACAAAGCTGTTTTTAACGTAGAAAAGAATGACATGTCTTCCTCCTGAAGAAAAATTATCAATGAAGTCCTTTGTTACTGTGCCGCTTTGTTTAATTCATCAAGAACAGAATCAGGAACCAAAGCGGCGACTGCGCTGGCTGTGCTGGCCTTATTTGCTGATGCTTCCGCAAGCGCGGTACCGATAGCATGGTTATAAGCAGTTATGGCTACGCTGGCGCTTTCCTTCGCTCGTTCATACTGCTGTTGCAATGCTGCTACCGGTACTGTTGTCTGGTCGAAAAAAGCACCAAATTGTTCAGTTGCTTCCTTCAGTGCTTCAACTTGTTGTTCTGTCAGTGCTGGTGGGGGAGTGACTGCGCCGCCACCTGAATCAGAGCCTGACGAGCTTCCTGAGCCTGTGTTAAGGGTCTGGTTAATGTCCCCCATAGCAGCGACTAAACTCGACGTATTAAGCGCATTTACAGAGTCCTCAAGCGATTTCGTTGTAGTCGCGTCACCAATGGCAATAGAGATCGGCAGTTCTGAAACTTCTCGCTCATTAGCACGACAGTAAACATCCCAACCAATATCGAGTTGAAGGAGCATTGACAGATCAGCATAACCAGCCAACAGGTCCGCGTGCTGAGTTGCCAGCCCTCCAATATTCGTTAAACCAGTTGCGGTTGTTCTGATCGTTGAAACATAGCTGGTAATAGTGTCGGGATAGACAATTGTATCCAGAATTAATCCGGTCAATTCTTCTGCAAGCAGTTTTGCTGTGTTAGCACTGTTTCGTGCCGATGTTATGGCACCAGGTGTTTTCATCCCACCGGCGGCGGCCAATTTTTTATATGCGGATAACTGGTAGTCTTTTTCCAGCATGATATCTCCTAACTTACCTGAACCAGGCCGTCTCCGGCTGCAACGGTAGAGCCGCATGAAACAGGATCACCAACGCATACGATCCCTTTCCCGTTGACGGTAAACCATGCCCTGGTTGATATAGCTTGCCCGCCGTGCGTGCTGTTCCCATCGGTATGCTGTGCATATTGCTTACCATCAACTAACACTTCGACTCCGTTGACTTTAAGTAGTGGTTCGCTCTCTACGGGAGGCCTAGATGGGAATCCTCCGTGCCCCGAACAAATGCTGTCTTTTGTTGCAATACTCGCCACATCACCACCAATGATTTGCTCTGATTTTCGTTATTTTAACTTAGGTTATTTGTGGTCTGTATGGCGTTTACTTATTGCAAAATTGCTCTAATAAATATTGTTTTTTATGTCGTGTTTTCGGTACCATTCAGCCATCGCCCTTCAATGGGCATTTGTTTGGAGTCGTCAGATGCAGATGGAGCTAATAAGCCGCAAGGAGTTCGATAGCCGTGTAACCAGCGGTGAACTCGACAACTTGCAGGCTATCAAGGTGAAAGAAGGCTTTTGCCTCATTGGGAATCAGAGCGGAACAAATCGCGTTTTTATGCTTCGCCGTACGGATTTGAAGCCATTTGTCTGGAAGAACGAAATTGGTCCCAGCTCATACGCTCAAACGAGGGGGTGCCACAACCTGGCCTTTTTCTACAAAGACGAGCTTTCTGTGGTTGATATTCAAGGGTTACAACATGTTTAAGCACTGGAAAAACATTACTATTTATAAACTTTCTCGTGAGGCGGATCTGACCGACTTAGAAGATAAAAAGAAAATGATCCTTTTCACGCCATGCGGTAGTCAGGATATGGCCAAGTTCGGTTTTGTATCGCCATTTGGTGATAATTCCGAAGTTATCGCTATGCATGGAAATGGTTTTATCCTTGTTGAAGCAAAGCGCGAAACAAAAATTCTTCCCCCGCCGGTTATCCAGCGAGCTATTCAAGAAAAAATTGAAAAACTTGAGCAAGAACAAGCGCGTAAACTGAAGAAAACAGAGAAGGACTCCCTGAAAGACGAAGTTCTGCATTCTCTTCTGCCACGGGCTTTTTCAAAGTTTTCTGTTATCCAGGCGATCTACGACGGTTCAACTAAACGTATCTATATCAATGCCAGCGCGCGGCAGGCAGAGGATATGCTCGCGCTTATGCGTAAGTCTCTTGGTTCTCTTCCTGTTGTTCCCCTGAGTGTTGAAAATCCCATTGAATTAACGCTGACCGACTGGGTACGTGATGGTAGTGCTCCACAGGGATTTCAAATGGGGGATGCGGCAGAACTTAAGGCAGTGCTTGAGGATGGCGGTATTGCCCGAGTGAAAAAGCAGGATTTGGGAAGCGATGAAATTTCCACACACCTGGAAGCTGGCAAGCTCGTCACTAAGTTGGCACTCGACTGGCAGAACCGCATTAAATTTACACTGGACCATAACTTCAGCCTTACCAGCGTCAAATTTGCGGATGAATTGCTTGAGCAGAACTCTGATATTGATAGTGAAGATGTTGCGCAGCGACTGGACGCAGATTTCTTCCTGTTAACCAGTGAAATTTCGTGCCTGGTTGATGCTCTGGTAAATGCCCTTGGTGGAGAGGCTAAGCAGTGAAAGAGCTGTGCTATGGATCTGTTTGCAGTGGAATTGAAGCCGCGAGTATTGCCTGGGAACCGTTGGGTATGCGTCCGGCGTGGTTTGCTGAAATCGAGCCTTTTCCATCTGCCGTTCTTGCGCACCGCTGGCCCCATGTCGCCAACCTTGGCGACATGACAAAACTTGCCAAAAAAGTCCTGGCTGGGGAAATCGAATCCCCTGATGTGCTCGTCGGGGGTACGCCTTGTCAGGCATTCAGTATCGCGGGCTTACGTGGTGGGCTTGATGATGAACGCGGCGCGCTAACTTTGAAGTATGTGGAGCTTGCAAATGCAATTGACGACAAACGGTCTGAGTCCTTCCTCAAACCGACAGTTATCGTCTGGGAAAATGTCCCAGGAGTCCTGTCATCGGCAGATAACGCCTTCGGATGTTTCCTTGCCGGATTGGCTGGAGAAGATGCGCCATTTGAACCAGGTGATCGACCTGAATCAGGAAAAAGTAACGCGTTCTGGCGGTGGGATGGCAAAACCGGTTGCCATGCTCCAAAGTGGCCGCAGTGTGGTTGTATTTATGGACCGCAGCGAAAGGTGGCCTGGAGAATCCTTGATGCCCAATACTTCGGAGTGGCACAACGACGCCGACGCGTGTTTGTTGTCGCAAGTGCTCGAACAGACCTCGATCCCGCAACGGTACTTTTTGAGTTCGAAGGCGTGCGCCGGGATATTGCGCCGAGCCGAAAAAAGAAGGAAATCGCTTCCGCCATTATTGCAAATGGCGCTGCAATCAGTGGCGAAAGCCTAAATCCATGCCTACACGCTGACATTCCACCCGGTATGAAATCGACGAAAGCCGTAAACGCTTTCAGGATGGCAGCATTTGGGGAATATATTGACGATGAAACCGCATCGACAGTAAAGGCAAGAGATTTTAAAGATGCCACTGACCTTGCCGTTTTTAGCAGCACAGGAGCAGGTTTTTGGTCAGAAGGGCATGGTACATTGCGGGCACGTGAGCAAGAAAGCCATGAGCATCTTGTTACATTGGCTTTTCCTGAGCGTATGAGCGGTACACAACATGCTGCAACTAAGAATACTTCACCATCTCTAATGGCTAAAAATCCAACAGCTGTTTGCTATGAAGTAAGAAACGCAGAAGTAGCTGTCCGCCGTCTTACCCCTGTCGAATGTGAAAGGCTGCAAGGTTTTCCTGATGGGCATACGTTGATCCCGACGGAAAAGCGTAAAAAAGTTAATTCAGATGAACTGGCATATCTTCGCAATCACTATCCAGATTTAAGCGAAGAAGAGGCCGCGATGCTTGCAGCTGACGGACCGCGTTACAAAGCGATCGGCAATAGTATGGCAATACCAGTAATGCGCTGGATTGGCGATCGGATTACTAAGGCCGTATGTCGGCAGAAAGAAGGAAGTGAAACAAAAGAGCGAAAAGTTAAACCAGCGGCAGAATTCGAACGGTCCATATTCAAATGGGCTGGTGGAAAATTTGGTGTTCTGGAACAAATCTTTCGCTATTTGCCAGAAGGGAAGCGCCTGATTGAACCTTTCGTTGGTGGCGGAGCTGTCTTCATGAATGCCGGATACCAGGAAAATCTGCTAAATGATGTGAATGCTGACCTGATTAACTTTTACAAGACTCTGCAACGCGAGGCGCATTCACTTATCACTCTGGCACATCGTTTCTTCCAGGACTATAACACACAGGAAGGATACCTGGCAGTACGGAATGCGTTTAACAAACAAGTCTATGATGATTTACATCGCGCAGCGGCGTTTTTGTTCCTGAACCGACATTGTTTTAACGGATTGACGCGTTACAACCAGGCCGGTGAGTTCAATGTCGGTTATGGGAAGTATAAAACTCCGTATTTCCCATTACAGGAGATGGAAGCCTTCCTCGGTGCGGAAGGGCGGTCTGAGTTTGTATGCGGTGATTTTGCAGCGGTGATTGAAGCTGCCGGAGAAGGAGATGTCATCTTTTGCGATCCGCCGTATGAACCGCTTCCAAATACAGAGGGATTCACGAACTATTCCGGTCATGACTTTAAGTTTGAAGAGCAAAAACGCCTGGTGTCTCTGTTGACGGATGCTCATCGTCGAGGTGCAAAGGTTCTCATTACTAACAGTGGCGCGCCAAATATCAGAGAGCTTTATCATGACAGTGGCTTCAGAGTGGAACCTCTTTTTGCCAGACGTTCTGTGTCTTGTAAGGGGGACACTCGAGGTGTAGCTCATGACGTTTTAGGTATATTGCTCTAATAAATTTATTAGTGTAATATCGCCTCAATGAATCGTGATTTATAGAGCGATTTAGCTGTTAGCCGCGACAGGCGCGGCGGTAAGCATGGCTGGGCCTAGCCCTCCCAGACAAACCACCGAGTTGCCAGGTTGACCATGCGCCTAAGTGGCAACGCCGAAGTGCGTTACGAGCTTCCAGTTTGCCCATCTTCGGGTGGGCGTTTTTTTCAGGGTTTTCGTCATGGTTAGCGACTTTGCGGCGGTTTAGAAACTGACCATTAAAGTAAATGCAAACGATGATCTGATGATGGTAGCGGCCTAAGAAGCCAGATGCCACGGGGTATGAGTCGTCCCCCGTCAAAAAATCGACCGCAGAGTGTCCCCGTCTGTGTATTAGGGAACGGGGAGGCACAACAGGTAAGGGCGCTGGTGTGATTAACCAGATGAACGAGAAGGGGCCATCTGTTGGTCAGCGTCCTTTCCTGTTGCGTTTTCTTTTCAGCGTAACAGCGGTGCTTAACAGCACTTTGGGTACAGTTCCACGAATTTACGGGTATATCCCGTCATGCTGAAGGCGCTAATCACGCTGGAAGCCAGGGTTGTGCATCCCCTGTTACCGAATTGCAGCCAGGGCGCGGTGCGCCGAAAAGCATACGGAGGTGGAAGCCCTCGCCGGAGACGTACCCGGCAAGTGATGGTGTAGCTCAGCGGTAGAGCAGTTGGCTGTTAACCAACTGGTCGGTGGTTCGAATCCATCCACCATCGCCAATGCCGGTTTAGCTCAGTTGGTAGAGCGCCTGCCTTGTAAGCAGGATGTCAGCGGTTCGAGTCCGTTAACCGGCACCAACACAACAGGTAAGGGTATTTTGCGACGTCGGAGATCGCCGTGCTTGGCAGAGGGTTCGAATCCCTACGAAGTACCCTTACCGTTGTGATGAATGCGCAGGCTGATGCGCGAAAGACATTGCAGCTATTGCGGAAAAGAGCTGTTCGGCGGGGCAATTAAACGCCCGTGAGAGTCTGAAATAACCGCAAGCCGGAGATCAGCACCGGTCATCACAACACAACAGGTAAGGGCATTCTCCCTTATGGGGCTTGGCTTAAATGCATCGAGTGCTCTTACCGTTGTGATGAAGTGCAGCTCTTTGAAGCAACCAGAAGATAAGCATCTGGCTTCACAACATAAACCGCAGGAACGACCAATAAACGGTAGTCCGTATGGAGAACACCCCGTTGAGGAAGAGGCCTGGCCGGAACCGTAACCGGCACTATAACGTTGAGAACACTGGCGTAACGGGGTCATATCCCAATCTACGAATAAATGTTGCGTTGCAGCGTGACAACCAGTGTTCTCAACATTGTGGTGAATGCACAGGCTGATGTGCCGCAACTACAGTAGTGCGCGCTTTGCGGGGCTTGCTACAACCCTGTGTCGGAGTTCAGCACCGACCATCACAGTTTGATTCTCTGGCATGAGCATAACGCTGAAATAAGTCCAGTCTGGTGCGGTCTGATCACCCGCCGTTAGCTCCACGAAACGGAGCACGTAACAGGTAAGAGCATTCTCCTGTAACGGGTTCATATCCCAATCTACAGGTCCACCAAGAATGCTCTTTCCGTTGCGGTGAATGCGGCTAAGCGCACGCGGGGAAATGGTTATATCAGTCCATTCATTTCTCCTTGTTTCCCCGTCCACGGTGGATAACCAGCCAAAGGACACTGGGAGGCACCCGGCACCGCAGCTTTTTTATTCGTTAAATAATGGAGTGAGAGGATGCAGAACAATCCGAACAAATGTCGAACGCTATGGGTGCGGTTATATATTTATGCCGTCCTCTGTTTGATTGTGTCACTGGTTCTGTATGTTTGGCTTTTGCCAAATATGATCTCATCTAACAGCACAATACTTGTATTGTTGGGAGTCCTTCTCGCGCTCATTTACCCAGCTTTCGCAGTAGTCTTTTTTCGTGAAAAAACCAGGAAATTAATTAATGAAAAAAACGTTGATTAGTGCAGCGATTATTTTGGGTTCTTTATGTCTGACCGGATGCGATCGGGTAGAGCCAGGTAACGTAGGGATCAAAGTAAATAAGCTGGGGGATGATAAAGGTATCGGTGAAGTAGTTGGCGTTGGTCGCTACTGGACAGGCTTGAATACTGAAGTTTATATCTTCCCGACCTTTAAGCAAATGAAGACATACGATGAGCCGTTCAGCTTCCAGATGAGCGACGGAACAACCATTGGTTACCACATCGGCGTAGCCTACAAGGTTGATCCAGCAAAAGTCACAACGGTATTTCAGACCTATCGCAAAGGTGTAGATGATATTACTGATACCGATCTACGCCAGAAGGTTGCAGATGCTCTGAACCGGTTAGCCAGCAAAATGACAACCGACAAATTTATCGACGGTGGCAAATCCGAATTGCTTGATGCAGCCCTTAAAGACATTCAGGAAGAAATGACGCCAATCGGCATTCAGGTGATGAGCCTCTCTTATGTAGGTAAGCCAGAATACCCGCCAACAGTTATTGACAGTATTAACGCCAAAGTCACGGCAAACCAAAAAACCCTGCAACGCGAGCAAGAGGTCAAACAACGTGAAGCAGAGGCCAACATGCTGCGCGCGGAAGCTGCCGGACAGGCTGATGCTATTCGCACAAAAGCCCAGGCCGAAGCTGATGCCATTCGTTTACGTGGTGAAGCTCTGCGCCAGAACCCCGGTGTTATGGAGTTGGAAGCGATCAACAAATGGAACGGTACATTACCGCAGTATATGACCAGTAATACCGCTGTTCCGTTTGTTCCGGTGAAATAAAAGCGTAAGCAAAATTGGCAGTAATCCGGCCCTTTAGCTCAGTGGTTAGAGCTGGCGACTCATAATCGCACGGTCACCGGTTCAAGTCCGGTAGGGGCCACCATATTTGGTTGTAACACGGCGTCTGGCACATGCGTCGTTAGCGGTCTGGTGACGTTAAAGGGGTTACCTTTTCCCCTAGCTCAGGCAACAAACCAGGTAGCCGAAATGTGCAAGTCACCGTTGGAGGGATAGCGGATACAGGGACTCACCATCCTGGCGATTCGGTGTGACAGCCGGGAAGAGTCCGGCGCATTAATCCTGATTTTCTGGTGATGACTCATATCGTTAGGAGTGATTTGAGTATGCCGATTATATCTGACATTCAGCACGCCTGGGTGGAGTGCTAATGTCTGCATCCCCTCTTGAATCCATGCCAAATTCCCTTAGTGCAGAACAAGCTGTACTTGGTGGCTTAATGCTTGATAACTGCCGCTGGGATGAAGTTGCAGATCGTATAGTTGCTGATGATTTTTATACCAGTGCTCATCGTGAAATTTTCAGTGAGATGGAGAGGTTATTAAGTCATGGCAAACCGATTGATTTGATAACACTTGCTGAAGCACTTGAACAGAACGGTAAATTAGAACGCGCCGGTGGTTTTGCGTACCTTGCGGAGATGTCAAAGAACACGCCCAGCGCGGCAAATATTTGTGCTTATGCGGATATCGTTCGTGAACGCGCGGTTGTTCGTGAAATGATTTCCGTCGCAAATGAAATAGCTGAAGCTGGATATGCGCAGGATGGCAGGGGCAGCAATGAATTGCTGGATATGGCCGAGCGCCGCGTTTTTGAAATAGCTGAAAAACGACAAAAGAGCGGTAGTGGTCCAAAAGATATCGCCAGCATTCTCGATGCAACGGTATCTCGCATAGAAGAGTTGTTTCAGCGACCGCATGATGGTGTAACGGGGCTTGATACCGGATTTACCGATCTCAATAAGAAGACGGCAGGACTTCAGGCGTCCGATCTCATTATTGTCGCCGCCCGCCCATCGATGGGGAAGACTACGTTTGCGATGAATCTCGTCGAAAATGCCGCAGTCCGTAACGATAAGCCCGTATTGGTTTTTAGCCTTGAGATGCCGAGCCACCAGCTGATGATGCGCTCACTGGCTTCTCTTGCACGCGTTGATCAGACTCGTATTCGAACAGGGCAACTTAACGACGAGGATTGGGCGCGGGTTTCTGGCGCAATGGGGATTCTGTTGGACAAGCAGAATATTTTTATTGATGACTCAAGCGCCCTGACACCTACAGAGCTTCGTTCCCGCGCTCGTCGTGTTTATAAAGAAAATGGTGGTTTGAGCATGATTATGATCGACTACCTGCAACTTATGCGCGTCCCCGAGCTGCAAGATAACCGAACGCTGGAAATTGCCGAGATTTCTCGCTCACTGAAGGCTTTGGCGAAGGAATTACAAGTACCGGTGGTGGCATTGTCACAACTTAATCGATCGCTTGAACAGCGTGCGGACAAACGACCGGTAAATTCAGATTTACGTGAATCAGGAGCAATTGAGCAGGACGCAGACCTGATCATGTTTCTGTATCGCGACGAAGTTTATCACCCGGATAGCGAAATGAAGGGCATTGCCGAGGTAATTATCGGAAAGCAACGAAATGGCCCAATTGGCACGGTGAGATTGGCTTTTAACGGCCAATACTCACGGTTTGATAACTATGCTGGTGCTGACTGGCAAGAGGATTATTAATGCAATGGAATGAGGAAAAGCCGATGAACATCCTGATCATTGGGCGAAAATTTGAAGCTATCAGTGATGTGAAAACATATACGGAAATGTGGGCTTACAACCTGGCCTGCGCCTTTAGTGAGGCAGGGGTAACATTGCAATACCATCGTCCATATTCCCCCGGCGTCGAAAGCCCGGAGGATTATGTTGAAGCTGTGTTGACCGCTGCGACCTCGTGTTCTGCGAAAGCCATTTTAGCGCCAGGATTGCGGTATTTTACTACGGTGCCCAGGGAAATAGGCGTGCAACTGCGTCGTCGATTCACTGGATGGGTAGCCCAGGTATACGACGGTTCTATGCTGGATTCGGCACCAGTCGATATTACTTTTACTGTCCGCGATGATACCTGGCGGTACCTGGATAATCCAGGCAGGTTAGAGCGTCATAATCGTTTTAACAAACATGTTGGATGGGCAGCGAATCAGGATCTGTTCCATCTGGAAACCAAAACAGACGATGTTCTGCGTATTTTTGTAGACCACGCTGCATTTGATGTTAGTGGTTTTGATCACTCCTTAAGTATCCTTATGAACCTTCAGCGTCTGACCGTTCCGTATGAGGCCAGAACGTTGACTGATGACGGATTGGTTACCATTGATCCGGGGAATATTTCGGTAACTCCATACAGACGGACGCCGGTGCCAGCAACCGAATTTGCAGCTGAATTGCGTAAGAGTGACGTGTTTATCGTTACGCATCCCGAAAGCCTTGGATTAACTGTACTTGAGGCGGCAATGTGCGGGGCGTTGGTATTAACGCCTCCCGATTGCCTTCCGCCAGATCGCCTGGCTTTGGTGAACCATATGGTTATCAAGTCGCGGATTGATTGGGATGAGGTTATTGCTCGCGTTGATCGCGTGAAAAATGCTGAAAAGGTCCAGTGTCACACCTGGTCGGCAATTGCGGAAAAGATGCTTGAGACGTTTGTCACGCAGAAACCGTCGCGCGGTAACGGATAAAAAATTGAACCCGTCATAACAGAAAAGCCCGAACGCCGGGCTTTTCTTAAGCCTTGTCAACAGAGACTTGAGCGGCTTTTATGGATAGATTCCCGCTGGCCTCTATCGCCATACTTCCCCCCGCCTTCAGGGCGACATCCGCGCCTGACTTTATATCGAGATTTCCTGCGGAAGAGATGAATGCCGGACCTTGAGAAATGGCATATAACTCCCCGGCCTCGTTGAACCCGATTGTTGTTCCACTTTTCAAGTGCGTAACGGCCCAGGCTCCGCCCGCCGTCCGGACCTCCATTAGTCCGTTCCGCGACGAAATAAAGTCTTTTTTGGCGCTGGTTGATGGTTGTGCTGGTGCACCTTCGACTTCAGGCGGTACATAGCCTTCACCTTGTCCTGACGCTTCAGGCGGCACATTGGGAGCGCCACCGGATGCATCCTGTGCATAACCGATTATCAATGGCCATCGAGAATCCCCATTGTAGGGAAATTCTACCCATACTTTATCGCCGGGCAGAAATGGTGAAAACGTGTTTGCATTGGACAATATAGCTTCTGCCCACGGCAATGAAGCATCTGGTAACCCATCCATCATGCCGACAACACGTATTTGTGTACGCATCAGACCTTTAGGGTCATCGACGCTTATCACTACAGCCCGATACTTCCCTGTCAAACTACCCATTCACCACTCCTAACTGTGCACGGCTGACAAAACGAAAGCGGTCTTCGAAATGAGTCACGGACATCACTATCATTTTGTCAGGGATAGATTCATCGAGTTCTCCGTCACCTGCCGTGTTATGCACGACAATTTTCAGCGTCGTACCCGGAGTTAGCGCGGCATTTCCTTCCACCAGCATATCGAGGCGGGGGAGAATGAATTTGTTGTAGTTCGCCAGCGCGGTAGGATCGGGATTGCTCGTAAATTTAATGGGGTCTTCCTGGTTACCTGAGTAAACCACACCTTTGGTCATGTCATAACTGGCCATTCTGTAATTGTGGCGGCGCTGGTATTCATAATCGGCATTCAGGATGTTGAACTGACTAATTGTAAATCCGGATGTGTTGGGATTGGCGGACTCATAAGTAAGCGATGGAGCGGCGTTTGCCATTTTTTCCATACTTTTAAAATTGATCGTCCCCCTGGATGCCCAGCACATAGAACCGGTATCCCGGGCTATCTCCTGCAATACCTTGGTCGGTTTTTCTCCAACATTTAGGTGGTATGTGGATGTTTTTCTGAATGAGTCAGCATTTACCTTCAGACCAGGGGCAAGAGAGGAAACTACGGCTGATGGTGGCTTATCAACAAAATACTGTGCGCTGGTGGACGGAACTTTTAATAACCGCACCGGGTTACTAAACGCGTAAATCAGTACAGTATCGTCCTTGCGCGGCGCTTTAAGAACAAAGAACTCTTCCGAGAAGAGGATGCCGCCATGACCTTCCGGATCACCAAGTGAAACTGTCAGTATTGTACCAAATTTCACCCCCAGCTTATTGACCACGTAAGCCGTTGAATCCCTGACCATGAGCATAAGCTGGGGACCAGATAGCTCCCCGGGTTCGACATAGGTACATCCTACGATCATTTCGCGAGGGATTTCGTTCTGCCCAATTGAAACAGATTGCAGGAATAGCTGAGTGCGTTTTGAATCAGTTTCCGGGGCTGTGGTGGTCTTTGTGGCCATCTCATTCCTCCAGAATTTTCGCTTTTACCGTTATGGTGCCGGTGGTTTGCTGCATATAAGCCAGGATAGGAAGCTCCGCCACTACTGTGAGGTTCAATCCAACCGCGAACAGCCTGTTGTCGGCGGTGCCGGTGGTCAGATCCTGAAATGCGATTGATTTTTGCCCTTCTATGTAACAGGTAACCGGTATCTCATAACCGCCGACATTGGCTCTGTGAGTGAAAGATGCCTGCCCGAGGCTGGCATACATTCGTAGCCAGAATGCTAATGCAGTTGTAACCATCCCAAGAGATTCCTTCTCGTCACTGGCTATCCATAGCGAATATTCCAGTGAGAAAGGGATAGTCGATACCAGGGCTTCAATCTCATCATTTTCATTGGTGACATGCCCTTCATCGTAATTATCCCGGCACAGTTCACCTTCATAAATTGAAAACGCGGGAGAACGAGACAGATTCACAAGCGGCATTGCCAGCTTATTTACCGGGCCAGTAGAGGCTGTATCTTTACGCCCGGCGCGATCGGCTTCAAATGACGACAACCACTCCTTCACATCACTAAAAGTGCCGAGCGTTATACGATCTCTTGGTGTGCGTTTCAGGAACTCCCGGAACGACTGGTTAATGCGATCATTAAAGCTGACAACTTGTGAGTCGAACGCTTCGTTTAAAGCCTGTGCGAGCGCCGAATCAATGCCATCAATAGTGGCAAATTCCAGCTTACCGGTTGGAGTAAGACCTTTTTTCTTAAAGATGGCCAGTAGCCATTCCTGATTATTCAGAATCACCGATGAAATTCCCTTCAAAGGCGCGTGAAGGCACGCAATAAAACAAACTGCCTACCCTGGCAGTGCCGTAATTGAATATTTTATGGATGTACCAGAAGCGGCGAATGGTTGTGCCGTCTGACAGCTGTTCCAGCCATTCGAGCATAGAACCCACTGGCACATTGACGGCGGCTAACCGAAGGATTAAAGCACTGTCGCTAATTCCCGTATTATCACTGCCGTCGTATAGCGCGTAGAAGGCGTCCATCTCATCCGGGCAGTCGAGGGCCGTTATCAGTTCTGGATCCTGATAGTCATATATGCGTTGGTTCGGTTCTATTATTTCAGATGCCGTTTCAGGTGCATTTTTGTCTCTGTAAGGTATTGCGCGATACAGAACTGCATCGAATGAGTCAGGGTCTAGCTTGATTGCTTTGAGCCAGTCCATCCGCACAAGGTTATTAAAAACTGCATGACCTTGATAACGGTGGCGCACACCAGAATCACTAAGCAGGCCGTGATCCAGATTGGGAAGGTGATTGTCCTCCACAGGATCAACAATATTACCAACGTTAACACCATCGGTTTCGATTTCAGCATCAATATCTTCCTCTTCAATCAGTTCAGAACCTTCGCCTGGAATATCCGGATCCGATTCGGTGTCCGGGAGGTTATCACCAGTCACTTGTTGTGATGGTTCTGTGTCCTCAAACATGTCATCAAAGAAACCAGCCATCGATTATCCTTTCCGTTTACGGGCTTCGTTAATTTGTGTCTCAAGAATGCTTCGCGCCTGCGCGGTGGCAGCGGCCTTGTCCATTCCCTGACTCATGAAAAACTTTATGAGGTTGTTCGCCTGCGTTTGCAGGGCTTTTTTGAGAGCGTCGGCTTCAGCGCGAGCCTGGGCCTCCCTCACCCGCGAGGCTTTTAGTTCGGCATTCTTCCTGTTTGCCGTGGTGCGAGCTTTTTTTAACAACCGGCGAACGTTGTCCGTGGCGCTATCTTTGGCGCGTAGTTTTTTGCCTAATGCATCCTGAGATTTCAGATATAACTCATACTCACGCGCCGCTTTAGCCTGATCCGTCGTTGTTGTCCGGTTGCGCGCGAGCGATTTAGCCAGTTCGCCTTTGAAATAGGTTGTTGTCTTCCGCTTGTCATCGCCGAAGGCCACCTGTTCAGCTGCTTTTTCCAGGGCAATAATGATGGCCTTGTGCCATGTGGGAGACTGAAAACGCGTCATAGCGTGCAAAACATGTTTGCAAGCCACACCAGTCAGATCAGGGTTGCGGATTTTGGGGAATGCATACTCTTTTGGCGGCGCGACAGCATAGTTACCAGCCGTGGCCATATAACGATACCAGTATTGATGGCGTCCACAATCACAGTCGAAAGATACCCGGCCCTTGCAGAGATCGGCAGCGATTCGAGCTTTTTTCGCACCGTCTTCAGCAATATCCTCAACGGCTTTATCCCATTCCTCAAATCGAATTCTGACACGGTGATGCTGGTGGACCGACTCATCCGAGGCATTAACAGATATCAATGCAAGGTTGTGTTTTAGCCCGAGAAATGTCGCGGCTTTGATCCCTGTGCCATCAGAAACCTTGTTGTTAGCGCGTTTTATATCAATGCTGGTGGACTGCGCCACCAGCTGAGCATAGGTAATGCCGGGTACCGTGCTCTTGAATTTGGTTTTATGAGCCTGCCTTGAGGTGTTGAAACTGCGTATATCTTCGGGCGTAAAGTAGGTGCCATCTTTCTTTTTCCCAAGGCTGAGGAATGCCTCAAGTTCGCGGTTACGCATCCCCATAATCCTTGGGGTGAGTGTACGTCGCGCGTTTCGCCGATTCTGACGCTGCTGTTTACGGATAAGATCGAAGACCTTGTTAAAGTCTTTTGCACTTAATCCATCAGTCTGATAGCGACCAAGGTTGTCGCGAGCATATTCAGTTGGCATTCATTTCCCTTACGCAATGGATAATGTCCCTATCACCTGGCCGTCATATTGGAAATGGCGAATCATTTCGCGGATCCATGTGGCAGGTGGGAGTTTTAATTTTTTGCCAACAGTCATACCCTGAGACTCATCCTCAAGCCCGGCGGCGAGCGTCACAACCCAGCGTAGCTCTGCTATGCCCCACATACGGTAAGCCAGCAAATCCGGGCGATATTGCTCATCGGGAAGAACGTAATAAATCGTCAGATTCTTGTCGTTCGATTCACACATAAGCATCACCTCTTTGCGCAGCTCTGCCCTGAGTATTGGATCGGCTATGTTGCGGTCGTCATACCGCGACAGAGGATATTGCCGGGTGCTTTGGGTTGTAGTGATTGATGTAGCCATAGTCAGCCTGCCAGAAATAGATGATGGTGATTCTATCGCTAGTCATTTGTTGAATATTTAACTCAATAAAAGAAAATTATTAGTGCAATTTAGATTGTGAAATGTATCATTCTGCCCTTAAGTAGGTTCTTCACGAGGAAACAAAATTGGCAGAACGTGTTGATGATGCAGAGCTGAGCATGAATCAATTAGAAGCTCTCAAAGACATGGCCATCGATAACATCAGAAAGCAGGCACAGGTCGTGAGCCAGGTATTTACAGGGAAGTGTCGTTACTGCAATGAACCGATCGAATCAGGCATCTATTGTGACGCTGAGTGTGCGCAATGGCACAGGGAAGAGCAGGCCGCAAAACAGCGTAAATATGGCATGCGACCGGCAGGATTTGACTGATTATGTTGCGCTTTACTGAGGAAGAGTTTCAGGCTTTTAGTGAGCGTCGAAATAAGGGGCGGTCCAGGCCAAAAACCAAAAAGGATCCATTCTTATCGCTTGCGCCGGTAAAAGAAGTTTCTCCACATGCGAAGGCACTTGCAGCACTGGCAAAGAACCCAGACCTGCGCGACGGAAATTGCGAGCACTTCGAGCAGGTTTTCATTTTTGATTACTTCGAACGCAAGCACCCTGACATCTATGAGCTGTTGCATGCAACGCCTAACGGAGGGAAGCGTTCAAAAGCAACCGCCGGGAAAATGAAGGCTGAAGGGCAGAAAAAAGGTTATCCGGACATGAGTCTCGATAAAGCATGCGGTATTTATCACGGCATGCGAATTGAGCTTAAAGAACCAAATGGTAAAGCCCCGACGAAAGAGCAGATCGCCTGGATGCGCAGGCTTAGAGAGGAAGGCTACTACGTTGTTCTTGCGTATGGTGCAGAACAAGCGATTACCGCCATCCTGGAATACATAAGTCTTAAAAAGGGTGAGGCTATTGAGCATGTATTGAACGGCGATAAGTGGTTGCATGCTGCTTAAAATAATAAATTAATTAGTGCATTTACGCTCTTTGTGGTAGTGCACTTTAACATCGGGAGAATAATCGTGTCATCCAAGGTTAATTATGAGTCGCTGGCATCGGTCATGCCGCGTAATGAACAGGAAACAGATGCTGTAGTGGACCCTGTAATCGCTGAAATGAATGCTCGCCTGGAGGCTGAATTTGCAGCTGAGAATGAACATACCACCCAGGGCGACTAGGACTGTTTTTTGTGTCGGTAGCGGTCCGTCACTCACTCGTGAGGACTGTGCTGCTATAGAAAAAACTGGCTGTTCAATCATAGCGGTTAACAATTCCTGGCAGATGTTCGATGACATTTATGCCTTATACGCCGGTGATTTGTCATGGTGGAAGCAATACGGATCCACCATACCGGGAGGGAGATTCCGCAAAGTGACAGCCAACCTGGCGGCGGCGAAATCATTTTCGTTGGAGTACAGGCGATATTGTGGACCGGCGGAAGGGGTAAATAGCGGCGCGCAGGCTATCAGTCTGGCTGCTGAATCAGGGGCTGAAGTAGTGGTATTAGTCGGCTATGACTGTTCTCTGCAAAACGGCCTTCATTGGCATGGCGCGCACCCTCAAGCCCTACGGAATCCAACGCAGGTTTCTATTTCAAAATGGCAACAGCAGTTCCTGGATACCCGCAAAAAACACGCAGATTTACATATTTTGAATGCAAGTAGGAGCAGTGCAATTCAATGTTTCCCAAGAATAAATTTAGAGGCAGTGATCGCGTTATTATCGTCGGCAGTGGCCCAAGCGCCGCAAACTTTGTTGCGCCGCGCGGAGTGCCGATTATAGCGGTCAATGGGGCCATCGACTGGCTGAACCGCGCTTCTTATTTTTTCACACTTGATCCATCGCCAGACAATATGCGGCGCGTTGGTCGTGGCCGCCGTCGCCGTGGTGTTTGTTATTGCATGGCACTACCCGATGTTAAAGAACGTGAAGTCAGAGACGGCGTTCTGTGCTTCCGTCGTGTGGCTGAACGTGGCATGGAGCCAAAAAATACGAATTCTCCCGAGTGGTGGGCGTGGCGCTGGTCCGCACATTTCGGACTTTGCGAAGATGAGAATGAAATTGCCAGCGGCAATAGTGCATATGGCGCTCTGAACCTGGCTTTCCATATCGGATTCAAACATGTCGCCCTGGTGGGCGTTGACGCTACACAAGAACCACGCGTTCACTCCGGCGGCACGCCAAAAAATCTAAGTCACCTGCCTTTGTTATTCCAGTCTGCGCGTGAACGGATTGACGTTGTTTCATGCGGGAAAATGGGAGGTATTCCGCAGATGACTCTTAAAGAATGGCTGAAGAATACATGATGGCACCCACAATTTATCACCGTATCGACGGTACCAAATACAGGAATGTCTGGGTTGTTGGTGATCTGCATGGTTGCTACACCAGAGTGATGTCCGAACTCCATCGTGTGGATTTTGACCCGGCGCAGGATTTACTGATATCGGTCGGCGACCTTATCGATCGCGGTACTGAAAATGTCGAATGTCTTGAACTATTGCAGATGCCCTGGTTCAGGGCAGTGATGGGGAACCATGAGCGGCTGATGATTGATGCGTTAAGTCCAGATGGCAACGTGAATAACTGGCTAATGAATGGCGGACAATGGTTCTTCATGCTGGACACTGATCAGGAAATATTAGCCTGGGCGCTGGTGGAGCTGGTAAAGCGTCTGCCCTATATCATTGAGTTGAACACCGGGCAAGAAACTATCGTTATAGCCCATGCCGACTATCCGGATAATGAATACCAATTCGGTAAGGAGGTGCCGCTTTTCAACGTTGTCTGGGCGCGCGAGCGTATCAGTGATTCGATGGATGATATTGGTGGCGAAATTTCGGGCGCAGATCGTTTTATCTTTGGTCACACTCCGGTGAAAAGCCCGAAGACATTCTGGAATCAGCAGTATATCGACACTGGTGCCGTATTTTGCGGAAACCTGACATTGATGAAAGTGAAAGGTGATGGTGCAGCATGAAGATTGCTTTAGTTTTTCGCTCTGGTGGTGACTATAACGCTTCCGATGTGCAGTGGCTGGTTAATCAACTGCCAAAAGGCTATGAAATTATTTGCCTGACAGACCTGAAGCGTTTACATGTACCTGGCGTCAAAGTTGTCCCATTGATCAACCAGTGGCAAAAGTGCCGTGGCTGGTGGGCGAAAATAGAGTTGTTCCGACCGGATATAACCGATGATCTGTTCTATCTGGATTTGGACACGGTTATTGCCGGTGATATACGCCCAATCCTAGAGCATCCACCAACCAGCTTCACCATGCTTAGGGATTTTTACCATCCACAATATCGTGGCAGCGGTGCCCTGTGGATACCAAATAGTGTTAAAGCGCATATCTGGAGTTCATTCTGGCAAGATCCGGAAGGTTGGATTTCTCGTTGTGTCACTACTGAGTGCTGGGGTGACCAGGGGTTCTTACGAAAGGTTATGGGCGATGATACACCAGCATTTCAGGATCTGTATCCAGGATGGTTTGTAAGTTACAAGGCCGATGTTGTGGAACCTGGTTCAAAATATGCGAGCGCGCGTTACTCCAGGGGGAATGGGGGTAGTGACTCCAACTTACTGATAGTGTTTTATGTTCAGATAATGCCCGATGACCTTGTCATGCAGCTCCACCGATTTTGAGAACGACAGTGAC